TCTCCGATGTTTCTATTTTCCGCAGCCTCCTCAACGCGTTTTAATAAGGCCGCTTTTTGCGCCATGAAAACATCTGCGGGGCTTTCTTCTTTTGTGAGAGCTTTGATGCAGCAGTCAGCTATGATGTATTCTTCCCAACCCGAAATCGCATCGACCGTGTCGGTGTCATTAATAAGTTGGCTGGGTCTAGGCGCATACCAAATTCGAATCGTTTGTCCGCCTTGGGGCGCGGGTACGACGTAAAGATTATTCCCGTTTAAACGATATCTAAGATTAGTGATGCCGTAAAAAGTAAAAAGATTGGGATAATTAAAAAGATTTCTCTGGACGAACTCGAATTGTCTAAGAGAAATCCAAGAATTAGGATCATTAGGGTTAAGAGCAATTTCGACACCCAAAAGTTTATAGAAGTCAGCTGGCAAAGGGTACAATTGCACATTTTGTGATGTCGTATACGTATACGTTGTCGCCACATAGTAATCACTCCCGAACTTTTGGACGATGATATCGTAAAGTTCTTTGTATGATTCGTTGATGTAGCTATTCCACTCCTGATTCGTAATGAAAGGATTATTCTCAAAATTGCAACGCTGTTGGCACTGAAGCCTTAAATTTCCTACCGTGGTTTGCCCAGGATTTAAGGCTTGTCCTGAATAAGAAACCGTAGGTTGTCCGGAATTTGTGCCATTGCCCGCTTGTACGTAGTAGTAATAAATCGTTCCGACGACTGCCGTAGAGTCAGTATAACTTAGAGAGCTAGTAGTACCCAGTTCCGAAAACGTTACGTTATCGGTCGACCTAGAAACGTAGTAGATAGTGGCAAGTGGGGTGAAAGCCCAAGAAAGCAAAACCTCGGCTTGCGCGGAAACGACTTGAAAGTTAGCTGGCGTAAGTACGCTTCCGACACTTGGGATACTCATTTGATTTCACCCTACCTATCGAAAGACATTTCGGAACTAGACTTCGCGTCATGCATATCTAGGAAGTTAGAAAGCGCCTGCATTAGCTTTTGGGGAGATTTTTCTTCTATGGCTTTCATGACGTCATTAGCCGCGACGTGACATCCATCGATTTCCCCGTTTTCGATCATAGGTTTATCGGTATGAGACGGGGACGCCCCCGAAGGACTCTCAGAATCCTTCGGAGGACGTTTCGCCATAATTGTAGTAATTGCCTTTTTAATATCAGGCACTATCACTTAGACCCCCTGAGCTGAATCATTCAAATGGAAGTTTAGAAAGATTTGCGTTCCCACCGTCGGGGCAGTGAGCGCCGTATTTTTGTAGCAAGCAAGAATGATTTCCATTCCCGTGCTAGCTCCCGTAAGGTAAGCGCCATTTGAATTCATGAGATTTGGATTTCCCACAACCTCGATATGATCGATTCCAGCCGACTGAGTTGCGTAACAAGTTCCGCCGCCAGAAATTGAGGTTGCTGCTGCAATAAAACTTACGCCCACTGCTGCAGTAACCGTTGATTGAAGGCCCGCCGTTACAAATTGCGCTTGGGTGGAACTTCCCAAAGCCGCAATCGTGTAAGCATTGCCAGCGGTTAATCCCGAGCTAATCGCACTTCCGCTAATCGGAGAAATGAAGCTAGAAAAGCCATTTACGTAGGTACTGTAATTGTCTTGTAAATTTACAACGATTAGCCCTGCCGCAGGATTCGGATTTCCGGGAGCGGCAGCCGGAGAAGAAAATACGAAATTTAAACTATCTCCAGGCGAGCTTGCGCTAGCGCCCGCCGTAGGAGCACTTAGAGTGACCTGGTTTAGGTCAGTTCTAATCGATACAACTTTAGTACCTGCAGAGATATTTGCTCCAGTAGTGGAATCGGTAACGGTCTGTCCGGCATAAATACCAGTCACCGAAGCCACCGTAATTACGCTAACTCCGGAGGCAAAGACGGAGCTTGTTGAGGTAGTTGCGGGGCTAGTGTTCATATAAACGCTAGCGATACGGCCTGATTTATTTAAAGAAGTAATCCCAAGTCCGTTGGCATTGGTTTGGGAAACGACAAAATTGCAATCAAGAAGCGTAAGTTTGTTGTGCGGATTGTAGGTAAACTGAATATTTCTTCGATTACTCATATATCACCTTGATGGGTGGTGTTTCTCTACTTCGAAGCCCCCTAGGAAGTAGGTGGGCCCCCGGAACATCCGGGAGCCCCACTATTTTAACTCTTAGAATTCTTGGATCTGGACTTTGATAACGCCGTTGTGTCCGGGTTTCGTCGTATACATATTCACGTACGCACCAACTCGGAGTTCCGCCGCATCAACGCCAGGGACGCGCAAGACTTCAATTTCATCCATGTACTTCAAGATGTGAGGCGCAGGATTTTGCGATCGCAAAACCCACGTATCCATCTCAAGGCAGTAGATGACGCCGTCTGGGCAGTTTCTATCCGGGAAGATGTTCATTACGGTATTGGCGCCGTTTACTTGAACACCGCGGAATCCGATTTCGCCCACTTTCTCGTCGATATACTGAACTTTGGAACCAAGCGAGACGATAAGCGCCGTGTAGGTCGAATAAGAACAGATACCGGTATCAACGCGGCCTCCGTTTAGTGCAATCCGAGCCGTTCCTTGCTGAATCGCTTCTTCCAAAGAAAGGTTCGAACCGTCAAACGAAACACCAGCCAAACGCTGAACGTCTACGCTTCGGTTAACCCCGAAGAAAGAGTCAGTGCTTCCGGGGGGAGTAAGAGGAAGCCACGCCGCAAATCCAGCAAGTCTTAAAAGAGCATTGGTAGTGCTGGATCCCACTGGCTGGAAGTTGTTGTTAGAGAGCGTAGGCAAATCGCCTTGGGTATACAGCCAGTATCCCGCAGGCCAGTCCGACCCGATTCCGGAGCTAGTAGTTGATCCAGTAAGAACGCCAGAATTGCGATTGACCGCGGTCAATACCACAACGTCCGTGGGAGCCGTTCCCGAACCATCAACGTTTTGCACAGCTTGAATGGTCTGTCCGATTTCGAATTGAACAGCGTCGTCGGGATTATTCAGGGTAATGGTAGCAACTCCCGCGGCATAGGATACACTAGCGATGGAAGCAAGCGTACCAGCACCGTTTCGGAACATCGCCGAAGCCAAACGATTGACGGCGGTTTGGAAAGCGGCGTCGATCATAAGTTCCGCGCCATCAATAAAGGCACCGGGATCAGTTTGGGCCGCGGCTAAAAGCTGTCCGTCGATCGTAGCCAGCGAGAAATCCGCCACACGAGTGACCAAGAACTCGGCGACGAGCGGCGAGCTTTGGTTGTTGTAGGCAGTCGCAAAGGTCGCCGAAGCGCCCTGAGTTAGCCCGTAGACCACCGGAACCGGGTAGTACTTACCGGGAAACTTCTCTTCTTTTTTCATCATCGCTAACGCTGGATTGTCTTTATAGGTTAACCATTGGACTTTTTGCTCATCATAAAGTTCTTTTAAAATGCCAGGTACAGTACTCTGGCTTACGAAAGTGCTCACACGAGCCCCCTTTAAAAAATTGGTTGTTAATTTTTAGAGGTTTTTTGCCCGTGTGTTCTGGGTGGGCTCTGGATGATCTAGCTTTTTATCCTCGGTATTCATGCTACTGACTATTTACCCTTGAGTCCAGTTTGTTTTATCTGGTTGATTAATCGCTCGCGCTTTTGTTCACGCGTTTCGTTTTTTGGAACTTGTGAAGCAATCGTGGGCGCTGCGGCATTGGTTATGGTTTTAGTTCCACGTGAAACAGGTTCTTCTTTTTTAGGGCTCCCGATCACTTGTTCTACCTCGGTGGCTTTCTTGAATTTATTGTATTTAGACATTCTTTCGTACTCGCCATCGTAATAGGACTCAAGAGCCTGGAAAGCCTCGTCTAAAGAAATCACTTCGCCTGTGTCTTTGGCTATCTGCTCAATCGTGCGATACGCCATCTCTTCTGCGATGGATCCTTGGTCAGCACAAGCTTCATATTTATCTTTGTTGGTGGATAAAAAGGTCTTAATTCGCCCTCTAAATCGAGTAAGGACTTCCGTCTCTCTTTCGGCCTGAGCCTTTTGAGCCGCTTCCAATTGCTCTTTTCTAAATTCATCTATTTTCTTTTGAGCCGCCGCTTCTGCTTTTTGTTCTGGGGTAAGTTCTTTGGGCTCGGAGTCAGCGAGCCAGTTAAAGATATCAGTTTCGCTAAAACCAAGTCCACGAAGAGCAGCGACCGGATCTTTGCTTTTGAGGACTTCGAATTCTTGGAATGGCGTGAGCTTCGTTTCAAGTTCTTTTTGCTTCGCTGCGAGTTCTTCCTCTTGTTTTTTGAGTTGTAGTTCGCGATGGACATTTTTTTGTTCTCGTTTAGCTAGAGCGGCGAAGCGTTCACTTTCAAGAATCTGCGGTTCGGATTTTGGTTGTTCTGCCGCTCCTTCAGTAGGCGCGGAAATAACAGGGGCCACAGTTTCGATAGATTGTGTCTGTTGTGCGGTTGCGGTTTCCATTATTTCATATCCCTCAATTTTTTCAAAGCTTCGATCATTATGCCCCCACTACCGGAGCGTTAGGGATTAAATTGCTGACGGGGGGCGGGGCTGCTTGTGCCTGAGGCGGTCCAACTGGCGACATTGGTTGCGGCGGTTGAATCGCTCCCGTCATAACATTAATCTGGTTCATGAAATTACGAAGCATATCGAGTCTATCTTCTGGGCAATTATGAAGCTGAGCATAGTTCATGTACTGAAGGCAAAGTTCTTTTGCCAAGGCCAAATCCATTGTGGGTTCTGGCGCTACATATTCTTTTCCTTCAAGGATGGATTCGATGCGTCTGTGGAGTAAGTCTTCTGCCGCATTAGCCAAATTATCTGCCATTTCGACATCAGGCATCTGCATAAGCTTACGTCCGGTACGTGGCGATATGAGACCGGCTTGCATGCCCTCTTGGATGTCTGAAAGCCTACCAGCGTAATCGTCTCGCAGCGATGACACTGGGAAAGCCTTAATTACGAACTGGTCTTTATCAAGTTGGATGTCCTTCCAGTCGATAGTTTCTACGAAAGTGGCAGTCGGAAACATGACCTCATAGGAATTTTTGTCCTTGAAGATGTCTTTCGTCACATCGATCATTAGGGCCGCTTTTTCTAAGAAATAATCTTCCACTTCTTGCTGGGTGAAAAGCATGCGGTCATCAGCGTTATCGATATACGCTCTCATCGCTTTTCCGGAATCTAGCCCTGGGGGTTTCATTGAGCTTGCTTGCAGCTGCGAAATTCCCTCTTGCTGATAACCCTTTGCGATTAATGCGTCGACATAGGGGTAGATATCCTGCTGAATCATCGGGGGCGTGATGTATTGAGGCGGAGTCCCCGTATAATGAATAATCGCGCCAATATCGTTATTAAGATGCTGGGAAACTACTTTGGAGCCATTTTCTAGAAGAACCTTGAAACTCCCACCCATCCACATCGAGCGCTGAATCAAAATCATAAGGCGATTTATTTCGCCTTGAAGCGATTGGAGTCTTTCGCAAGCGCCCTGGCCCCAGAAACCTAAGAGACGCTTTGAGGGAGAGAGAAACGCAAAGGGATAGAAGTCTTTGTTGTACCATTCTCTCTCAAGGACTTGGTCACCTACAATCACCGAATGAAGCCCGTCGCTTTCTTCTTCAGGCGCTTCACAATCGCTGGGCAAATGCCAGGATTCGATAAACGGGACAAGGTCTACTGCAGTTCCCTGGACTCCCAACATTTCAAAGTTTGCGGGAGATGCGATTTGAATTTTTTCTGCTTGGTCGGGAAAGAGCGCTTGCAGCACGTCTCTATCTACGATTTTAACTCTATGGAGTTGGCGCGGAAACTGAGTCATCGCTTCAATTTGGTCTACGAAGAATTCGTGAGGATAGGCCACCTCCTCACAGACTCGGTCCTTGTGGCGAAAGATGTGAGAAATGCCAGTGCCCCACACTTCGGCATGCTTATAGGCAATCATTCCTTTTTTATGTGATTTATTTTCGTAAAAAGACCCTTCAATGAATTTAGAAAGCTTTTGAGCTTTTTGTTGAATGTCCCAATCTCCACCATTCGTAATGAAAACTGGGATAACTTTATTTTTAGCGACCTTACAGACTTTCGTGTCGATAACACTCTGACATAGATTGTAAGAGACACGTTGGTTTTGTGGATTACTCTGAGTAGAGGCTCCGCGGGATAAACCCGTTCCCATGAGGTTATAGAAACTTGAATTGCCATAAAGTCTCGTACTCGCTGTTAATTGCTCTCTGCGCGTCGGGCTATGGGTATCGATGAAACGAACAGTAGCTGCAATGGCATTAGCCATCTCAGGACCATCCAGCTTCCACCATCTGAAGTTTATTTGTTGCTGCGTTTCTGTGTCTGTCGGTTCGCGAGTGACTTTGCCGTTAATAGACTGCGTCATCTTGCGTCTGTCGATTGCCATGAGCCCCCCAACCCAAAGTTAAAATTTTAATTTAATTAAATCTAAAAACTTCTACGAAAGCTCTAATAGCCAACTTTAATTTTTTCCAAAAACCCATCTTCTCAAATTTACGAGTAACCGGTTTATTTCTATCCAATCCCCAAAAATCTTGTCTGCTTGTTGTCTTACTTTCCACTATCCTGCTTCGCAGCCTCTCTCATTGCTTCCTTCTTCGCCTGCAACTCGTCGAAGTAAGGCGTTGCCCAATATAAAATCTCTTCGTCAGTATATTCCTCAAAAACGGAAAGGGGCGAAATGAGTTCCTCTGGCTTTAGGTCGGGAACTTCGCCTGTGATTTGATCTTCATTCTGCATATTTCATTTTAACATCCATTATTTGTGCTTCTTTTTATTGAGATAGTGCCTTAAAACGTCGGTTTCGTCATCTAATGGCGCGATAGCCCAAAAGTCATTCTCATTTTCCTGGGCGCGTTCTACTTGGATTTGACGCTCCAAGTTTTGCTCCATTAATTTTTCTGTGTGTTTGAGGTACTGCTGGGGGCTACGTATATCCACTTTTGGCTCCATAGGCATAGACAAGAATTGATAGCAATAGCGCCAACCATATAGGCAAGCATCAGAAATATGATTGGGTAATCCTGGGTGTTCTGTTCTCGGAATGTCAATGCTCTCTCCCGTCATTTTCCAAACCAGCCGTTTCCATTCGTCGATAAGCTCAGGGTTGGTATAGGGGTTAATCTTAATTCGTTCTTGCACGAATTCTGCATTCATTATCTCAATGAAGTCCGACTTGCCACGTTTATCTGCTGCCGTTAGAGCTATACCATGACGCTTTTGCATTTCTTCGACTGCTTGTTTGGCGCTGCCATCGATGATGACCTTGAAAATGGGGAAACGGGATTGGTAGGTTTTGATACAGTTCGCGACGTCAGTGATATCCATCTCGAGTCTTTTGAAGCTCTCTATAACATAAAGGACCTTGTCGTGGGCGTGAAAGCCAAGAAGACAAAATGCGGATGGGTCTGGACGGTAACCAAGATCCACACCTAAAACGTATTGCCAGTCGCCTTTGATATCGAGTTTAGAGTAATCGTTTCTTCCTTCCTGATACCAATAAACAAGTTTCGTGGTGTCGATGACCCATTCGTTTAGATACCACTGGCGGAAGAGTGGCGTTTGCTTGAACAGGGGCCGCGTATTTTCGATTTCCTCGATTTCTTCTTTCCACTGACGCGCGATGTACGGGTTTTCGAACGCTGTCCATTTATGGAGGCTCCAGCCAGGTTCGAGACGATTCGTAATGTCAAAGAAGAGTCCCTGAGTAATGTTTCCAGCAGTTCCAAGCAAACAGATGGTACCGCGATAGTCGGCGACGGCTGGTTTAAGAATGCCATATATGAGTTCGCGAAGATTGATTGAATATGTTGAAGCTTCATCGCACACGCAAAGACGGTATTTTTGGCCGAGCAGTTTATTTTTTTCCTCTTCGTCAGCGTCCACTCCGGTGAGGTAAATTATGCTTCCGTTGGAAAGCGTCATCGTGAGTAAAGTCTCGTTGAACGCCGCTTTCAAGTTATTTTTGCGGTCGATCGTCTTTAGTACGTCCTTCCACATGATTTTCTTAGCGGAATCTCTAGTTAATGCGACGTATAGACAAGAGACGCCCGGATTTTCGAGAGCTTCTTTTACAAGGTAAAGACCGCCGGTATAGGACTTGGCCGAGCGGCGAGTGCAGAAGGCCGCTTTTAGGGTTGCAGGGTCTCTAATGAAATCGACTTGGCATTTGAAGTTTTCATCGAGAATCGAAGGTGGCGGTTCTGGTTTTGCTTTTGGTAAAAGAGACTCAAGTTTTGGAAGCAATGCCGATAGTTCATTTAGTTGTTCCATCGATGGCCGCGCGGACAGTTTCAATAAGGTCTTGGATTGAGATCTCATGTTTAGCGACTATAGGACCTAAAAATCGATTGGCAGCATGTTCTAACATTCGATCGCTGCCGTTTAACGCTCGTTGCCAAATTAAATCCCTTAATTTTGCTTTGCCGTTGTGGCGTGCCTCGTGAACATCGGCCGCATAATTTCGCTCGATAGTATCTTTTGATACTCCAAAGAAAGCGCCAATTTCTTCATTAGTCCATTGTTTTTCGGCACACTTTTTTAGCTTTTCCACGTCTAGTTTAATTTTTGGTCGTCCGGCCGGCATAAGTTATTTTACCATTTCCGCTTTTTTCCCGGTAAAATTCTCCCATCGAGCAATTATGACGTCGCAATAGTGGGGATCTATCTCCATGCCGTAGCATTTGCGCTTTGTTTTTTCGCAGGCGATTATGGTTGAGCCGGAACCGAGGAAATAGTCTAAGACAATTTTATGCCTTGGTTGTAGACATATTTCTATAAGCTCAATTGGTTTTTGCGTCTTGTGAATAATAGTATCTTCTGGTTTACCAGCGGTCCCGTAGAACCCACCCCATGTCTTGCGTATTATCTTGCCGCGAAGTTCCGATACATTGGTTACTGCGATTTCAAAGTGCTGACCGAATCTTCGGTCAGCACTTTCTCTGGTTTCTTGGTCCCAATTCTCTCTTGTTGGGCGCTTATCCCAGACTATCCACCCAATCTCTGTTCGCGGCATAGGAAGCCAATCATAATAGTTAGCGCCCCATATAACCCATTCAAAAGGGAGTTGCAGCTTGGTTAAGTCGAATGGCTTGTCATCCTCGTAGTCAGGATGATCTTGATTAAACGATTTCTTGGCTCCGAGGCCGTAGGGTGGATCTAAAAACGCCAAAACATCTTTTCTAAATTCCATCGAGAAACCTCACTTACCATCCGTAAACACCATATCCGCCTTCTCGCCGTTCATTAGCCGTTCGACGTCTAAACAGTTAGTGCTATCACCACAAAGAAGGCGATGAGAGCCAAGCATAAAAAGATCGCCTGTTCGACATCTCGGTTGTTTTACAAGCTGTTCTAAATCAACATTTTCTTCTTCTTTCTCTTCTTTTTTATTTTCTAATTCGAAGTTTTCTATTCCTAGTAAATCCAAATCAAAGTCGGATGGTAAACCGATTAAATCGCTGTTTATAGATTTCAGGTCTAGCTCAGCCCATGCGGAAATTGCATTATCAGCAATTCCAAAAGCATATTCTTGTGCTTCGTCTACGAAGTTTTGCCTAGATACAGGAAATTCTTTTAGTCCCATTTTTTCAGCAGCGAGAAACCGTCCTTCTCCTGCAACCACTAGATTTGAACGCGTGGAAATAATAATTGGGTGTCTAATCCCCTGGTATTTGAATTGATCTATAATGGCGTCAATTTGAGCGTCTGGGTGAGCGTTTCGGTTTTTGGGGTTTAATTTTGGTTTAATTTCTTTGAGCGATACTAACTCATCGAACTTACAATGGATGTCCATAGTCTTTCCGACGTTCATTGTTTGGGCGGCCTTCCGCGTCGCTTGGGCGCCTCTGTAATCTCGGGCGCAGCTTCCACGGCTGACGGAGAATCGATTGCTGACGATTTAGCGGATTCTGGATAGAGCTCAAATCCCTTCACATTGGTGTAGGGGATCACAACGATTCTACCTGTTGCCTTACTGTTCATTTTGATTCCGATACTGGTTGCTTCGAGCGTCACATTACGGCTTTCAGCCATCGAAGTCTTGGAACCGATTAAATCAAGCCCCGCGTACAAGTGAAAGCGTTTAACCTTCATGCTTATTTATCTCCCAATTCTTTAAATAATATAAATGGGTTGTAAGTCAAAAGCCTGTACTTTTCAACAATTGCCTTAGCTTCTTTGGTTAGATGCGTAAACTGTACGCCAGCTTCGTACTTTCCAATCGCTGTCTTATAAAGGTCTTTAGCGATTCCCGTAAAACGAAATGCCTCTTTCACAAAGCAGTAGTGAACTACCTTAGGCTCAAATACTAGATAGCCGTAGATAATCAGATCGTCATTTAGCTTACACGCAACGATTGTCGCCGCGTCTTTTAGAATCTTGTCTACTACGTGATGATACTGAGCGTTGAAGACGGAGTTTCTGACTGACCTTCCGATTTCTGAATTTCTCGAATAAGAAAAAAGCCAGCTTTGGTAAATGAAGGACAAGTCTTGGGCTTGTGCTGCCCTAATCTTCCAATCTTTTTTCGACATTATTTAATCGGAATGACCGGAGCTTCGGTTTTTATGATCTCTGGCTTTACTGGCTTTGGGACCTTGTTCACCGGTTTCTCCTGGAAGAAGAATCTGACGCCTAGGAACATGAAAATGAACTTGAAGATTGCGATAAATCTGAAGAACTTCAGCTCGAAATTTACCAGCCAATGGAGGGCTTTTAATTCGCCATCAGTTTTGATGGAATATTTGATCTGGTTCTCGTAAGACTTGTTCTGAAAATGGATATCTATGAAATCGAATAATTGCATTTCCTACCTTCGGCGCGCTGCTTGAAGCAGCTGGTAACATTCATAGTCCTTTTTGCCATCTGCTATGCAATGGTTATAGAGCCGATTCTCCCAGCAGCAAACATAGATAGAAGCCCAGATGATAAAAATAAGTACCACGATCAGACCGCTTACGAAAAGCTTAAACCAATTCATAGGGAGCTTAAACCAATTCATAGAGTAAGATTGACTTTATCGACTCGCCATGTCAATAAAATAGACTTTTGGAGGTTAAATGAACGAAGTTTCAGCGGCAAATTATACAGAACTCTTAGAAAAAGCTCTAATAGGCGGGGATTTATCGCAGCTAAGCCCTGAGCAAAAGCTAGCCCACTACAAATCGGTTTGTGAGAGTGTCGGATTAAATCCTCTGACGCGGCCCTTTGAGTACATAACTCTTAATGGCAAACTAACTCTGTACGCGAAAAGAGACGCCACTGACCAACTTCGAAAGATCCACAACGTCTCAGTTAAAATCGTGAGCCGCCATAACGTGGATGGTATTTGCATTGTAACCGCCCAAGCTTCTTTGCCGTCTGGGCGCTATGACGAAAGCATTGGTGCTGTAAATATAACGGGTTTGCGCGGGGATGCCTTAGCTAATGCTTCGATGAAAGCAGAGACGAAGGC